CCGCCGTATCATCTGACCAGCATCGTCAAGCGGTCCGGCAACGCCAGGTATGCGAGTCTTTCCGCTGGCTTCATGGGCAAAAAGTGGGACGGCGGCGACATCGCTTTCCGGCCCGAGACCTGGCGGGCTGTGTTCGGCGTGCTCAAGCCCGGCGGTCATGCGCTGATCTTCGGGGGGAGCCGGACGTTTCACCGTGTCGCTTGCGCCGTCGAGGATGCGGGCTTTGAAATCCGCGACACGATCATGTGGCTGTACGGCTCGGGGTTTCCGAAAAGTCATGATGTGAGCAAGGGGATCGACAAGGCGGCTGGCGCGGAACGGGAAGTTATTGGCAAGCATCCCGCACCAGCCGCGCCCGCAAAAGGAACATTTAGTCATTGGCGAAGCCACCATTACCGCCCCCGCTACCGCCCCGCCACCGACGCCGCCAAGCAATGGGCCGGCTGGGGGACCGCTCTTAAACCCTCACATGAGCCCCTAATCTGGGCGCAGAAACCCCTTGAAACCTGCGACGAAATGACCATAATTGGTTCAACGCTTTGGAAGCTATGGAGCCGGTTATGGTTGATGTTACCTGCGAATGCTGCGGAAAAATATTCAGCGTTAAGCCCAAGCGGTTACGGCGTGGACGTGTCCGCTTCTGCTCAATGGACTGCCGACGACGCATCCAATACACGGGACGCTTTGTGCGCTCGGATGGATATGTCGCAATTCGTGTTGGCGCTGATTTCAAGCTTGAGCACCGTGTCATCATGGAACACCACCTTGGCTTCAAGTTGGACCGATTCAAACACGTCCACCACCGAAACGGCATTAGAGACGACAACCGACTTGAAAACCTTGAAGTTGTGTCTGTCAAAGATCACGCCAGGATGCATCATCCAGGCCCACAGCTTGGGAGCTTGGTCGAATGCCGATGCATCACATGTGGCAAGATATTTCAACGCCGCCGTATCGAAGTTAAGAATCATCCTAGAACTTTCTGCGGCAGAGAATGCTTTAAGCGAGGATGCCATCTTCTCCCAGGACGAAACCGGGAAGATCGCACCGGGTTGTGAGCCCATCATCCTTGCCCGCAAACCTCTAATCGGCACCGTGGCGGCGAACGTGTTGGAGCATGGGACGGGGGCGTTGAATATCGACGCAAGCCGGGTTGAAACAGAAGATACGACAACAAGGCATGCCCGTTCTTCATCGTCCTATATGACTGGAAAAATCGGGGAGGTTCAGCCGCTCCAAGAGCCATATATAACAGGGTCAAACAAAGGCCGTTGGCCCGCCAACGTCATCCATGATGGTTCGGGCGATGTGATGGAGGCGTTTGCGAAATATGGGGTAAGCAAATCTTCAGGGGGTAGTGGTAAAGCCTCAATCAAATCCGCCGGCCCAAACTTTCAAAATCTACGTGAGGATACAAAAAGAATGCGTCACGGCGGGGCAAACTTCGGCGGGCTAGGCGATACCGGCACCGTCGCCCGGTTCTTCTACACAGCCAAGGCGGACAAAGCCGACCGCCTCAATTCCAAGCATCCCACGGTCAAGCCGGTCGATCTAATCGCTTATCTCATTCGCCTGATAACGCCGCCGGGCGGCACCGTTCTTGATCCCTTTGCGGGTTCTGGGACGACCGGCATGGCGGCGATCAGAGAAGGCTTCAAGCCCGTCCTGATCGAACGCGAAGAGGAATATTTCGAGGACATCAAGGCGCGGTTCGCTCACATCCAGGGCGCCGACACGCCGCTATTCTCCGAAACGGGAGTTGTCTAGATTGATGGACCGAATGTACTCCTATGTCCCGAAGGAGATCATTGAATGTCCGGCGTTCTTCGCTTGCTTGAAGGCGCTGAACGGACGCTTGGACGACTTTGGGAGCCATCATTCGACGTATAGCCTTTTGATGTCATGGCCCGTCGCCGAGCGAAGGGCGGCTATGTCAAGCTCAATAGTCCCTGTTATAGGGCAACGGTGCCCGCATGGTGGCAAAGACCCAGAAACGGGCAGGTTTATAACCCCCGGCGGTGATCCTGGGAAAAGGTCAAAGGGATTAGGCAACGGCAGGGCGGAATGAAGGTAGCTCTTACGCCGGTCGGCCAGGTCGTGCCGTATGCCAGGAACCCCCGGAAGAACGACGCCGCTGCGTTGTGATTAGCCGCCGAGCGTTTGGGTTGGGGCTTATGGGTAGTTTGGGGCTTTGGTTGGCTTCTTTTACTGGCGTTCGTCTTTTTCTATGGGAATTTTATGAGCAAGGACGACAACGAGAAGCAACTTGCGAAGATAATGGCATGGCGTCTCGATCCTGTGTTGTTTGTGCGGGAGTGCTTCGGGGCGGAGCCTGAGCCGTGGCAGGCCGAAGCTCTTCAAGCTGTTGTTGACAATAACTGGGTTGCCGTTCGTTCAGGCCATGGGGTGGGGAAGACAACTTTCCTGTCGTGGGTGATCTTGTGGTGGATGCTGACCCGCCGGCCGGTGAAGGTAGGCTGCACGGCGAACTCAAAGGAGCAGCTGCGGAATGTTTTATGGGCGGAAATTCGTCTTTGGCATAACAAGCTCCCCGCGTTTTTGCGGAATGTACTGGAAATTCAGACCGATAGAGTAATTTTTGCTGAAGATTCCACCAAAGCCGTTGATAAGGTAGAAAATTTCGCGGTGGCGAGTACGGCGCGGAAGGAAAACCCCGATGCGCTGCAGGGTCTTCATTGTCTTTCTGAAGATCACGAGATTTTGACCCGGAGAGGTTGGCTTGGGTTAGATGAGATAACGCTTGACGATTGTGTTTTGTCGGCCCCGGTAAACGGGGATACGGTTTCATGGCAGCCGGTAAATCAGATTCATGTATACCCGTTTGTGGGGAAAATGAATGTCTACGAGGCTCAAGGGGTTAGTTTTTCTGTAACGGATGAGCATCGGTTCCCTACAAAATATCTTGAGCGGATTAAAAATTGGAAAATGAAAAGCCTGTCAGAGATGGCTGGACAATTTATGATCCGACGGTCGCTTGGGTGGGGTGGGGATGAATTTGAAGTACCGCAGGTATTTAAAAAATATAAGCTTTCTCAGGAAGAAGTCGCGGAGTTTATAGGATTTTGGATAGGAGATGGTGGAGTAAGGCGACACAGTTCTGGGGTCTTTTATGAAACCCTGCTTTATCAAGCTAAAGACTCGCCGTTTCTTCGCCGGGTTCTTAAAAAGTTTCGTCATACGCAGGCGCAGGATTATTTTGCGATTTCGGATAGAAATCTTGCTGAATGGTTGATTGATAATGTCGGGCGCTATGGCGCTGACCGTGTAATTCCCGTTTTTCTTATGAATGGTCCTGAAAGCGTGTTGGATGCGCTGTGTGAGGGGTTGTGGCAAGCGGAGGGGTCTTTTGAAGGAGGGAAGAGACGACAATTTTATAATACGAATAAATTTCTTGTAGACCAAGTTCAAGAAATTCTTCTGAAGTTAGGAAGGGCGGCAAAGCTGGGTATTAATCGCGGGGCCGGTGTAGCAAAAACGGTTCGGGGGGTAGCGATCCAAAAATCGCGTATCTGCTACGTGATTTCTTGGACAAATAAACGGGATCACATTGTAAAAACAAAAAACATTCGTCGGGAGCCGTATTCTGGGAGAGTCTGGTGTGTATCGACTCCTTTAGAAACTTTTTTCACTCGTCGAAATGGGTGCGCGTTTTTGTCTGGCAATTCCAAACATATGCTTTTTGTGTATGACGAGGCTCCAGGGATTGACGAGTCGGTCTTCGAGGCGACTCGCGGGGTGATGTCGTCACACGGCGCGAAGACGATCATGACGGGCAACCCGACACGGGCGTCGGGGTATTTTTTCAATGCGTTCCACTTGCATCGTGATTTGTGGTGGACACGCCGGGTGTCGTGTGAAGAGGTTCCAAACCGTGTCGCCGATACGTTTCGGAAGGAGTTGATCGACGAGTATGGCGAAGACTCTAATATGTTCCGATATCGGTATCTCGGGGAGTTTCCGATATCGGACAAGGATGTAATTATCCCGTTGGAGCTTTTGGAGTCCGCTCAGGAGCGGGAAGTGGATATCGTCCACACAAACATTCGCTGGGGTGTGGACGTGGCGCGTTTTGGCGATGACAGAACGGCGCTCGTCCGACGGTCTTACAACGCCATTCTTCGGCCGGCGGAGGTCTGGAACAACAAGGACACCATGCAGGTGGCCGGGTTGATTGCTCAGGCTTATCGAGACGAAGCTCTGGAGCTTAGGCCCGAGGTGATTCTTGTGGACGTGATCGGTTACGGTGCTGGCGTGGTGGATCGGCTCGCGGAAATAGGTTTACCGGTCTGCGGGGTGAACGTCGCCGAGAACGCTTCCGTGAAGGCGGATTTCATGCGCCAACGCGATGAATTGTGGTTTGAAGCGCGGGATTGGTTCGCGCAACGGCATTGTTGGATGCCTAAAGACGAGCGGATGGTCGCGGAATTGAGCGGGGTGACTTACAACATCACTTCAACGGGCAAGCGGGTGGTTGAGTCCAAAGCCGAGATGAAGAAGAACCCGATGGTTAAACGTAGCCCGGATATCGCCGACGCGGTGTGTTTGACCTTTGCTAAAGGTTATATTCCAGAGAACGAGGCTGAAGAGTATGACGATTGGGGAGAAGATGAGGGACGAAATGGCACGACAGGGTATTGATAAATGACCGAAATTCTTCTGGAATACGTGGACTCCGCCAACATCGCCGAGGATCTGGACGCCGATAAACTGGCGGAGATCGGTTCTCTTGTCCATCGAGGTTATACGATTGACGAGGACTCGCGGGCGGAGTGGAAGGCCAAAATGGACAAGGCCATGAAGATGGCTTTGCAGGTCCAAGAGGCGAAGAATACCCCATGGCCTAACGCGTCCAACGTCAAATATCCTCTGATGACGACGGCGGCTATTCAGTTCGCGGCGCGCGCTTACCCAGCGATGGTGCCCGGCGTCGGCGTCGTGAAGGGGAAGGTCATCGGGAGTGATCGTCAACCGGCGGAGCAAGGTCCGCCAGGCGCACCGATGGGTGAGCCGATGGACCGGCAAGATACTAAGCGTGACCGCGCCAAGCGTATTGGCGGGCATATGAGTTGGCAGCTTATCGAGCAAATGGAGGAATGGGAGGAAGAGACTGATCGACTTTTGCACGTCGTCCCGGTTCTCGGGTTAGCCTATCGCAAGACGTATTATGATCCCATGCGGGGACATAACGTTTCTGAGTTGGTGCTGCCGGACAAGTTGATCGTGAATGATGGCGCCAAGAGCTTGGAGACGACTCCACGGATCACCCAAGAACTTCGATTTTACCCCCATGAGATCGTTGAAAGAGTGCGGTCGGGCGTTTGGCGGGAGGAAGACTTGGGACTTCCCCAGGGGGAGGGGGATGATGAGGACGCGCCTCACGTCTTTCTTGAACAACATCGATATCTTGATTTGGACGATGACGGCTACCCGGAGCCGTATATCGTCACGTTTCACCGAGATACGAAGAAGGTTATGCGGATTTTCGCCCGTTTTGAGGCGGAGGGGGTTCATATGAACGAAAAGGGCCAGATCGCTAAGATCGACCCGATTCACTATTATACGAAGTACCCGTTTATCCCCTCGCCGGACGGCGCATGGCATGATATTGGCTTTGGAGTCCTTTTAGGTCCGCTGGGCGACTCGGTTGACACCATCCTCAACCAGATGATCGACGCCGCCACTCTTCAGAACATGGGTGGAGGGTTCATCGGCTCGGGATTGCGGGTCAAGGGCGGGAAAATTCGTCAGAAGCTCGGGGAATGGACGGTTGTTCAGACGCCGGGTGATGGAATAGCGCGAAATGTCGTGCCTGTTAACCATCCTGGCCCTAGCCCGGTATTGTTTCAGCTTCTCGGGTTGCTCATTGACGCTTGTAGGGAGATCGCTTCTATCAAGGACGTTTTGACGGGGGAAACTCAGGCCAACATCCCGGCTACCACTACTCTTGCGATGATCGAGCAGGGGATGAAGGTCTTTACGGCGATTTACAAGCGGCTCCATCGGGCGCTGAAAAAGGAACTGAAGAAGCTCTACCGCTTGAACGGCTTATATCTGAACGAACAGGAGTATTACACGGTCCTTGACGAGGAACGCGCTGTTGCGCGGGAAGATTACGCGGCTCAAGATATGGACGTCGTGCCGGTTTCTGATCCTGCTGTTGTTACTGACATGCAGAAAATGGCGCGCGCGCAGTTCCTCATGGATTTCATCAACGACTCCATGTTTAACCAGTTGGAGATAAGGCGGAGGCTCCTTGACGCGGCTTCTATCGAAGACCCCGCTAATCTCATTGTTGAGCAGCAGCCGGACCCGGCGGATGACCCCACGATTGCTCTGGAAATCTCCAAGCAGGAATTGGAACAGGCCAAGATCGAAATCCAGTCCAAGGAAACCGAGGCTCGGATCAGCAAAATGATGGCTGAAGCCGAGAAGCTCAGTGCTGAAACAGATAAGATTAACATGGGGGAAGACCCCGAAGGCGAAGTAAACCGACTTGAGGTCGAGAAAGAGCGTCTTCAGGATCAAAAGGGCATTGATATTTTGAAACTGGAGAACGAGCGGCAACTCGCCGAGGCAAAACTTCGGCTTGATGAGCAAATCGCTGCCCGTGAGGCGGAACTCAAGGAGCGTGAGATGGAGGTCAAGGCAGAGATTGAAAGAGAGAAGATCAAGCAATCCGCCAAAACAGCCGAAGCTACTCTCAAACAGCAGACTGCCGATGCCTCTTTCAGGGCCCAAAATGAGGCCACCAAGGCTCAAGCCCCGCAAAACAAGCCAAGACGCTTCTAAGGCAGCGCCACAGGCCATCACGGTCAACGTGGACGCCACACAAGGGGATGTCTTTAAGACTACTGATATCGAGCGCGACGGCGACGGTAAGATAACGGGCGCGAAGGTAACAGGGGATGGCTGATCTTGTAGAGGGCACTCTTCCTGTAGGCGATACGGGTGAGAATCTTGATACCACTGTCGTTACTCAGGCCGATGGTACAGAGGCTCATCGGGAAGCGGTAGTTATCACGGATGCCGTGGATTGAGACGCAAGAGCGAATGTCCGTGCTCTCGATCAGATCGAGGATTTCGCGGTTAGTGTTCAAGATCGTGAAATTGCAAGGATAAGAGCGCAGTTGAGTGAGTTGTCGCAAATTCAAAGGGGTATGCTGAGGTTGTTGGAAGCCGCCTTTGAGGATGATCTTTCTAGTCAAGACAGTAGCGGTGGAGGTACATTAGATGGCTGAAATTTCTGGACATACTTCAAAAGGCGGTATCACGACATGGCTGTTTCGGGGAACTGGATTAGCCCGAGTTGAGTCGGTAGGTTTTTCGTCTGAAGAGGCTTCGGCGGAAGCCGGAAGCCGTACCATCTGAAAAGGTAGAGATAATCCATGATCTGAAAGACCCGAAAGCCGCAGATTTAGCGGGGCTTGAGGATTTGGAGTTGAGCGATGACGAGGAAGCGTTGGTGTTTTTGTTGATAATGGCGGGATGTTGATATGAGGAATCCGTGGGATTCAGAGGAAACGTTTCAAGCGTGGAAGAATGATCCGCAAAACGGACCGTTTATGATTTTCCTTCACGATCAGGTGGAGGGCTTGAAGACACTCTGGGCGTTAGGCCAGCCCATGGCGGAGGCTGATCAAAGCCGAGCGCAAACCCTTGGGGATCTGCTCGATCTTGAATGGGAGCGCGATATTTTGTCATTTTATAAGGAGGAAGACAAAGATGAAGAACGAAACGGGGATACAGCCAGTTGATACCAAATGCTTGGTGTTGCTGGACCCGGTAGAAGAGAAGACGGAAGGCGGGATTGAGTTGCCGGCGGGATATATTGAGCGTCAGCAGATGGCTACTACTTACGCCACGTTTGTAGAGGCGGGCGACGGCGCTTTTTCGGAATGGGCGAAAGGCCCGCGACCACGGCCAGGTGATCGAGTTGTCGTGGATAAATATTGCGGCGTCTCCCTAAGAGCGGGGAAATTAGAAGATCGCCATCGTCTTATCCAGGACGACGAGATTTTGGCGATTATCAACTAGAAGTTAAGCCAGAAAAAGAATGAAACCAGCCGCCTTCGGGCGGTTTTTATTGAGAGGAAGTCATGACGGGCGAGACCGAAAAAGAAGCTGAAGAAGAAAACGAACCCGAAAAAAACACGGAGGAGGAAGAAGCGGCCAGTATGGGGTGGACCCCGAAAGAAGACTGGAGGGGCGATCCCGAGCAATGGAAAGACGCCGAGACCTTTAACAAGGACGGTAAGCAGATCCACGGTGCTTTGAAGAAGAAGGTGGACAATCTGACCGTTCGACTGGAGGCGCAATCCAGGACGATGAAAGACCTAAACGCTCATCATGAGAAGATGTCGGCGCGCCAGAAAAAGAACCACGCGCGGGAGATGGATGCTCTCAAGGCAAAACAAAGGGCCGCCGCTACCGCCGAGGACATGGATGAGTTCGACCGCCTTGAAAAAGAGCGGACTGAACTTGCAAAGGATGCGCCGGAGGAAGCAGCGAAAGTTGCTGCGCCTGAGTTGCCGCCGGAAGTGGTGGCTTGGGAGAAGAAAAATCCGTGGTTTCAAAAAGACGAGGCCATGGCGAACTACGCTATTGCGCGCAAAGACCAGTTAGTCACGGAATTTCCGGGTCTGACTTTTGAAGAGATTCTTGAGGAGGTGTCCAAGGACGTAAGAGACCGCTTCCCCGAGAAATTCGGAAAAACACCGAATAGTCGAAGAGGTCGCCCCGCCGCTGTAGAAGGTGCGTCTAACGCCGGGCGCAAAAAGGGTGGGAAAACATGGAATGACCTTCCCTCGGACGCTCAAAAAGCGGCCGATAGGTTTATCGCGGAAGGGCTCTTTGGCGGGAAAAGAGAGAATTATCTTAAACAATATGAGTGGGATTAAGGGTTATGGAAGAGAAGACAGAGAAACGTGGCCCCGGTCGGCCGCCGAAGAAGATGAGAAAGGAACGCATCCCTCTTGGAGGCATGAAGCTGAAATTATCGGCACCTCAAAGAGCGGGTTTTGAGCGTCGTTGGTTCAACGATAACGGTAATCGCATCATGGATGCCATGAATGCTGGTTACGAGTTTGTCCACGACGGGACGACCCAAGAAGAAATGGATGAGCCCAAGACGCGCATCCATAAGGTTGTCGGGGTGCTACCGAATGGTCACCCGATGCACGCCTACCTGATGGAGACAAAAGAAGAATTTTACAAAGCGGATCAGGGGACGAAAGCGGCGGCAATTGACGAAACGGAGGCTGCCATGAGACGTGGCTCAACTCCGGGTCAGTCGGAACAGGAGCGTCGATATATTCCCGAAGGTAGGGGTATTTCGATCCAAAGGGGTTAAAAAGCCCGGCGCCCGTTCTGTTTTCAAAAACTTTTAACTGTAGGAGGCCATCATGGCCAACACTGACGCGCCGATGGGGTTCAGCCCTATTCGGCATAGGAACGGTGCGCCGTATAACGGGTCGGGAAATATGTACTACATTCCGTCTACGTATGCGACCGCGCTTTTCATTGGCGATCCTGTCATCAAGACCGGAACCGCCAACACCGCAAAAGTCGATGTTCCGAGTTATGGCTCGTTTAATATCGGCACTCTTGCTGAGATCAACCGGGCAACGGCCGGCGACGGCAATCGTATTACCGGCATAATCGTCGGTTTTTCGGCTCTCGCTACCGGACTTGAGAATGTTCACAATCCGGCAAGCACGGAGCGTGTTGCTCTGGTCTGCGACGACCCGGATGTCATTTTTGAGCTTCAAGCCGATAATATCGATGCTGGTCTTGGCGCCACATCGATTGGGCTGAATGCCAACTTTATTCTTACCCATGCGGGCAGCACCACGACTGGAAGGTCTGGCGCGGAGATGAACGCATTGGTCGGGGGTGATCCACCGGCGGCTGATGCTTCAAATCAGCTTTTGATCATGCGGGCCGTTAACCGTGAGGACAACGACATTGATCTCGCCAACGCGAATTTTGAGGTGATGATCAATCAACACACTGAGAACCAGGGTACCGTCGGTACTGTGGGCATATAGGAGGGCATCATGTCAGCAGTAATCACTACGGGTACACACCCAAAAGCCCTTTGGCCTGGAATCCACGAGTGGTGGGGCCTGAAGTACAACGAGCATCCTGAAGAGTGCGTTGACTTGTTTACCCGAGCATCTTCTTCTCAGTCTTATGAGGAAGATGTCGAGGCGACGGGTTTCGGACTTGCCCCGGTTAAGGGTGAGGGGACTTCGACTGTTTACGATTCGGAGACTCAAGGTGTAACCAAGCGGTATACGCATGTTGCGTATGGCCTTGGGTATGTCGTCACCTATGAGGAGTTGCGGGACAATCTCTATGAGAAGCTCTCGAAACGTCGGGCGGGTGCGTTGGCCTTCTCCTTCCGTCAAACCAAAGAGAACGTTGGTGCGAATGTCTACAATAGGGCGTTCAACTCCAACTTCGTCGGCGGTGACGGTAAGGAGATGATCGCCACCGATCATCCTACCCTATCGGGTGATCAGTCGAACAGGTTGACGGTGAACGCCGACCTTTCGGAATCGTCCATCGAAGACCTTCAGATTCAGATCATGCAAGCGAAGAATAACAGGGGCTTGAAAATCTCTCTTATTCCTCAGAGCCTGCACGTTCATCCGAGCGACTGGTTTGAGGCCAACCGCATTCTGAAGTCAGTGTTACAGAATGATACAGCCAACAACGCTATCAACGTGTTGAAGGCGACCAACGCCCTGCCGAAGGGGATCAAGGTCAATCATTACTTCACCGATTCCGATGCTTGGTTCATGAGAACGAATTGTCCGAATGGTGCGATGAACTTCACTCGTGAAGCCATCTCGTTTGAGAAGGACAATGACTTTGACACCAAGAACGCGAAAGCAGCTTCTTATGAACGGTATTCATTCGGCTGGACAGATTTTCGCGATGTGTGGGGAAGCGCGGGCGCATAGACACTGTGCTCAGTCCATATAAACCTGAAGTGTCGGCGCGATCCGGCGAATAGGAAAGAGGGGCTTCGGCCTCTCTTCCTCTTTTAGGAGATAGTGTTATGCCTATTTCAAATTATCCAAAAGGTTTCGCGGACGGTATCAACGTTCGTGGGATGCCTATGCTAAACACCTACCCCGGCAATGTGTTCTGGGTGGATTCTGGCACGGGGTCGAATGGTAATAAGGGCACTTTTGATCGTCCTTGGGCCACGGTTGATTATGCCGTAGGTCGGTGTACCGCCAATAACGGCGACCTCGTCATGGTCAAGGCGGGTCACTCAGAGACTTTCTCGGCTGCCGCCGGGTGGGTTCTTGACGTGGCTGGTGTGAACTTTGTTGGTCTTGGTACCGGCACGGATCGCCCGAAGATCATTCTCGATACCATTGTTTCGGCCGACATCGACGTTTCGGCTGCGAATTGCGGTATTCACAATTTTCAGTTTGAGGCCGGTTTTGCCGACATCGAAAAGATGATCCACCTCACAGCGGCCAATTTTACCATCGACTCTTGTGAGTTCCGTGAGCAGGTGGCTACCGAGAATTGGGTTCTGGTCCTTGATGCCGACGGGACTACCGACGAGGAAATCTCTGGTTTCACGTTTACCAACAATGTGGTCATCGGGGCGGATACGGCAAACGAGAACATCATCAAGATTGCCGCCGATGTCACCAATCTGGTGATGGAGGATAATTATATTGAGTTGGGTGTCCTTAATGATGACGCGATGATCGAGGTTTTGACTGGCAAGGATTTACGGTCTTGTCGTATTCAGCGCAACAACTTCTATCGGTTGAATACCCAAGGTGAGTTGTTGATTAACGTGGACACGGGCACGGCAAATACCGGCGTTCTTGCTAACAACTTGGTTGCTTGCTTGGATGTCGCGGCCGTCGTGCTAATCCAAACCACGACCCGCATTATGCAGTTCGAGAATTACGTCACTGGTGTTGCTGATGAGTCTGGTTATCTGAACCCGGCAGCTGGCGCTGACTCCTAATGAAAACGGTTGTTTTGGTTGGCGGTCAACCATACGAGGAAGAAGCTGATGAGGTGTGGGTCTGTAATATGGCCTTCACCCACCAGCCGAATGCTACTCGGCTGTATTTCATGGATTCCTTACAGCATTTGGAATCCACGAATGGTTCTGATTATGGTAAGCGAGTCGCGGCATTGTCTATTCCTGTCGTGGCTCAATGCCATTATCAGGAGATTCCGCGAAGTAGGCCATTCCCTCTCAAGGAAACGGTGGAAGATTTCCCCGGATCATATTTTACATGTACTATAGCTTATATGATTGCTGACGCGATACGAGAGGGATTCGAGAAGATCATATGTCATAAGATTCTCATGAAGAACCTCTCCATCGAATATTACACTCAAAAGCCATGTTTGGATTCATGGCTTCAGTTGGCCATGGGCCGGGGTATTGAGGTGGAGAAAAGCGACGGTAGCTTGCTGTTGGAGCATTATCCATGGGAGCCTAGATTTTACGGCCACACCCTAAAAGATAGGGGGGTCGCGGAAAGGATCATGGCGACCACTGCTAGCACCCTAGCGAGGCCCCAAACTGACGAAACTGTATGCGAAGACGGCGCTGACGAGCTTCGCAAAGTTCTTTAACCAGCTGCATACCAGCGGCAACACACAAGGAGCTACAAGATGTCTGAAGTACTTCATAATGTGTTGCATCGCTTTGCCAGTGGCATTTCGACCGTTAAGGCGGACGATCCCATGGCAGCGATGCCTTACGTTGATCCTACCAAATGGGCGGTTCATTTTGACGACTTTCTGGAATACGACAAGTCCCAGGGGAATGCGGCCTGGACCTTAACTGTAACCAACAACGTTGACACCATCGTCGGTCCTACAGGAGTAGTGGCTCTCACTAATGCTGGTGCTGATAACGACCTTGGCCAGCTATATCATACTGACGCGGCGTGGCAGACAAATTCCAAAAAGATGCTTTTCGAGTGTCGCGCTAAACTCGATAAGGGGTCGGGCGGTGTTTTGACGGCCAGCGAAATGTTTGTTGGCATGTCGAGCGTACAAACCGGCGCTAACTTCTTCGCGGCTGATGGACTGACGCGGACCATGGATGACGCCATTGGTTTCGCCAAGTTTGATGGCAAGGCGACGATGGATTGTATACAAGGTGAAGCGGACGTTTTCTCGACTGAAACGGATGCTTTCACTCTGGTCGATGGCGCCTTTACGCTTTTCACATGGTATACTGATGGGAGTGGCACCACAAAATTTTATGTGGATAATACCTTGAAGGCGACGCTTACCTCGAATATCGCCACGTCCGTGTTGACCCCGATGTTTTTTGTGAAGGGTGGCGAGGCGAAGGCCAGTGTTCTCAGCTTGGACTATTTTCTTGTAGCCGCCGAGAGGTAGAAAGCCATGGTCAACACAATTACACAGCAAACTTTGACCGAGGGGCCACGAAACATTGTCTCCAAGGTCAAAATAACCGGGGATGGTTCAGGCGATGAATCCGCTACCATCCTCGTCAACGTTTCCGAGTTTGGCGTACCTCCTGGATCGGTGAGCATTCTGAGGATCAAAACCATGCTCATCGGGTTTACGGTCAAATTGCTCTGGGATGCCGATACCAATGTTGATATAATTGACCTCCCGGTTGGAGAGCAGCATATGGACTTCAACTCTTACGGTGGGTTTTACAACAATGCCGGCGTGGGTGTGACGGGGGATATTCTCTTTACAACCACGGGCCTTGGCAGCGGAGATGAAGGCACCATCATTTTAGAGATGAAGAAGAAAGCGTGATGTCTGACGCATATTACGAGCCGGGTGACCACAATGTAATTTGTGATAGGACCGGCCACAAGATCAAGCGGTCCCAGGCTCGCAAAGAATGGAACGGGTTGCTAGTCAGGAAAGAGTCTTGGGAGCCTCGCCACCCCCAGGATAAAATCCGAGGTCGGCCCGACAGGCAATCCGTTCCAGATCCCCGTCCGTGGTCAACACAGCGGTTTCTCAGCCCAACGGAAGTCACTGCTTCTGATCTGACGGGTTCAGGAACGCCCGACTCCACCGATGTTGGGCAGGCGATTTGGGACGGTGGACATTCGGTATGGGACATCGGCGCATCACTTTGGGATTAGAACATGGCATCCAGTATTGATTCCAGCAAACCGGTAGCGGAGATTCCTACTACGGCATCGGTGCGCACGAACTTCGCCGCTGCGGCATCTGAAATTGGGGCGCTTCAGGACGGCACGACGACGATCACTGATAGCATCACGGCGGGGACAACTCAAAGTCAAGCGGGCGCGACGGCTCTTACAACCGCCACCAATAGGGTCACGGTATCCGGGACCAACGGGGACGGGGTGAAGTTGCCAACGGCGGCTGCCGGTCTTGAAATCCTGATCATCAACGACGACGCCGCTCAGACTATTCAGGTATGGCCGAATACGAGCGACGCGATTGACGGTGGTTCTGCGGATGCCGTTGACGGCAACACGCTCGCCGCTGGGGCGTCTCGGCGCTACGTCGCCACTGATACGACCAATTGGTATACGTCTGTATCTGGTACGGGAGATGTAAGCGGCCCAGGCTCGTCAACTGATAACGCTGTTCCAAGGTTTGATTCCACTTCTGGGAAGATCATCCAGGGCAGCGGCGTAATTATTGATAACAGCGATAATATAACTGGCGTTGCTTCGTTGACGATGACCGGGACGCTTGGTGTAACTGGTGATATCACTGTTGATAACCTCCAATTCAACGGTAATACGATTACTTCGACGGACGCGGCCGGCGATATCAACTTGACCCCCCATACCACGGGGGACATCGTTCTTGATGGCCAGAAGTGGCCACAAGCCGACGGAGCTAACACCAACGTCCTTCAGACCAACGGGTCTGGGCAGTTGTCTTGGGCCGCAGCCGGTGCCGGGGATATGGCGGCGGCGGTTTATGACGCTGCTGGTATCACGGAACAGCTTGTTGGGCTTGCCACCGCTCAGACGCTCACCAATAAGCAGTTGACCACCATCGAGCTTGGGCATGCGTCCGACACCACGCTCGCGCGGGCGAGTGCTGGTGATATGAACATTGAGGGAAATATAGCTTATCGTGCTGGGGGTACTGATGTTCCAGTAACTGATGGTGGAACGGGCGCGTCAACCGCAGCGGGCGGAGCAACCGCGTTGGGTGTTGGTACTGGTGATAGTCCGCAGTTTACCGGTGTTGAACTTGGTCATGCCACCGACACCTCGCTCACACGGGCGAGCGCCGGGGTTTTAGCGGTTGAGGGAGTTTCTCAGGCTGGCGTATCAGGAGCAACAGCGGCATTAGAGTGTATCGCCATCGCGGTATCTGATGAAACTACGGCACTTACAACGGGTAGTGCTAAGGTTACGTTTCATATGCCCTATGGTTTTACCCTCACGGAGGTTCAAGCTGGAGTTACCGCAGCGCCGACAGGTGCGTCGATCATTGTTGACATTAACGAAGCCGGATCAACGATCCTATCGACTTTAATCACCATTGATGCGACAGAGAAGACTTCACAAACAGCGGCAACGCCTCCGGTTATATCTGATACTGCGCTTGCAGCAGGGGCGTTAATTGAAATCGATCTTGATCAGGTCGGGTCGAGTGTCGCCGGCGCGGGTCTCAAAGCCTACCTGATAGGGCGTCAAACATGAGCTTCATAATCAATCCATTCCGGTATACGGCTGCAGGGCTTGCGGTTGATGCTGTGACGTTTGATGGTAGCAACGATTCCATGAATCATGGTGGTGCGGGCTTGACTGGTGTGGCCAATAGCAAGGTAATGGTTTTTTCTTGTTGGTTGAAGTTTGAGGCTGGTGGCGATGGCGCAGGACAACATATCTTTAATGTTGGCTCATCTGGAGATGAGGCTTTTACATTACGGAGAGGCGCGGATGATAAATTGGTGTTCAAATTAACGAGCACGGCGGGTGCTGAGATTATGGAAATGTTGTCTAGTTCTGCTTGGGATTCAACGGATGGCTGGATACATATCGCGGCTGGCGCCGATCTTTCTGTTCCGATTTCTCGCCTTGTCATCAATGGAACGGATGATAAAGGAGCGGTTAATAACTTAACCGATGCTACGATCAACTGGACGGACTCTGGCAATGCATTTGCAGGCTCGGATATTTCTGCTGGGACGCTTCTCGATGCCGATATGGCGGAGCTGTATTTTGACGAGACAACATATATAGATTTCAGTGATTCGGACAAGGTAGCACTGTTCCGTGATGGTGATAATAAACCAGTTGATCTTGGGGCTGATGGTTCAACACCTAATGCTGTCCAGCCCATTATTTATCAGCATATCGACAATGGAGAAGCAGCAGATAATTTTAAGCTGAACGCCGGCACTGGTGGAGACTTCACAGTAGTAGGTGCTCTTACTACAGCATCAACAAGCCCGAGCGATTGATATGGCCTATGAAGGATCAGAATGCTGGTTTCATGTGGACATGACCCACGGATCGTATAATTCCATGAAATCCGCTTGTGCAATCAGGCATAACACCAAAACGCCAGGAGCTGCATTATCCGTTGCGGAGAATCTTGCAGGTACTGAAGCATTGGTAAAAGTGTCCGGTGCGGCGGGATGGACCCCTGGATGGCTTAACGCTCCGTTTGTAATTCGGGTGTTCACTCTCGTTGATCATTCAGAGGCTAAGACGTTGGTGCGTGGGGTTGATTGGCGCGAGCGAAGCCGTGACTGACGCTAAACGAATGATCGAGGTATAGTATGGCTACTTCCGGCTCAGTTGATTTTAATCGTACAAGAGATCAGATCATCGCGGGAGCCTTGCGCCTTATCGAGGCAATCGCTGCTGGGGAAACGCCATCCGCTGAAGAAGTTACGGACGCCACCGAGGCCCTAAATATGATGGTCAAGGAGTGGCGCGCGCAGGGCCTCCATTTATGGGCGACCGCCGAGGCGACTTTGTTTCTCACCAAGGGAACGGCGAAGTACACCCTCGGCCCTAATGGCGATCACGCGACTTCTTCATATGCCGAGACCACTCTTTCCGCCGCTGCCGAGAATACTGACACCACTTTGACCGTGGCGTCGATCACCGGCATGACGGCTTCCGATAATATCGGGATCGTCAAGGATGATGGGACGTTCCACTGGACGACGATTAGCGGGTCTCCATCGGGATCGACAGTGACGCTGGCAAGCGCGATTGATGGCGACGCCGCTAGTGGGAACACGCTCTACACTTATACCTCTAAGATCGACCGTCCGTTGCGGATATTCAGCGCCCGGAGAGAAGACGCTAGCGGCCAGGAGATCCCATTTTCTGACATTCTGACGCGGGATGAATATTTTGACCTCCCCAACAAGACCAGTTTAGGCAAGCCTCACCAAGGTTACTACGACCCGCAATTGACCGATGGGATTTGGTATCTGTGGCAGACTCCGGACACCATTGACGATATCATCAACTTCACCTTTTCCCGGCCTTTTGAAGATTTTGACGCCGCCGCGAATAACCCGGATTTTCCGCAAGAATGGTTGGCCGCGCTGAAGAAAAATTTAGCTGTAGAACTTGCTCCTGAATACGGCGTTGCACTTGATAAGCAAGTCAATTTGCAGCGGATGGCCCAAGTCAGTTTGGACAGGGTTTTAGGCTTCGATACCGAAACAACGGTCAGTTTTGAACCGGAGTACGATTGGTGAGAGTCCCTTTTGCCCGCAATTCTTACAAGCGTGAAGGCGTAGAGCACCTATCGGCGCAACGGCTTGTGAACTATTTCGCCGAGGCGTCACCGCCCGATGCGAAGGCGCAAATCCCCGTTATCGGTACGCCCGGTCAAAAGACGTTCGCCGATATCGGAACCGGGCCAATTCGAGGGATGCACGATTTCGCGGGGACGCTCTGTGTTGTCAGTGGAGCAGATATTTTTACCGTCGATTCCGCTGGAACAGGAACTAACCGAGGTACCGTAGGAGGCTCTGCTGATGTCTTCATGGCGGATAATGGCACTCAATTAGTTATTCAGGCTGAAACGGGGGCTACTGATACATACGTTATGACGGCGGTTTTCGCTTTGACTGCCATCAACCCCAACGATACCGATTTTCACGGCGCGTCTTCGGTAGCGTTCACGGGCGGTTATATCATTGCTACGACGCCGTCCGCTGATACGTTCTTTATTTCTGCTTTGAATGACGCTACGGCCTGGGACGCTACGGATATCGCAACGGCGGAGAGCGACCCGGATAACCTTGTTGCGTGTTTTGTTGATCATGGGGAAGTGTGGCTATTCGGAGAGACTACCACGGAGGTTTGGTATAATTCAGGAGATTCCGACTTTCCATTCACCCGAATATCAACGGCGGTCGTGCAAAGAGGTTGCCTTGCCAAGCATTCCATCGTCGCTGAGGATAATACGATATTTTGGCTTGGTGATGACAAGATTGTCTACAAGGCAGCCGGGTACGTTCCCCAGCGGATATCCACCCATGCTATCGAGTCGGCCATCGCGGGATTTGCCTCGCCTGCTACAGCAACAGCTTTTTTCCACACTCAGGAAGGGCATAAATTCTATGTTCTAAGTTTTGACGAGGCGACCTTCGTTTACGATGCTTCCACTCAATTGTGGCACGAGAGAGAGGGCTACGATACGGCTAACAACAGGTTCCTTCCTCGTTGGCGACCGGCGCACAGTTTGAAGATATATGGTAAGACCCTGGTTGGCGATTTCGCCAGTGGCAAGATCAACGAACTCGATATCAATACCTTTACTGATCTTGGAGACCCGATCCGACGGATCGCGACAGCGCCGCCTCTCCACGCCGGGACCAAGAGGGTATTCGCCAATCGCCTTCAGATAGAGATTGAGAGCGGTACCGGGTTGACTTCCGGTCAAGGGGTGGCCCCGCAAGCTATGCTAGACTGGTCAGACGATGGCGGGCATACATGGTCGAATGAGCATTGGGCGAATATGGGAGCAAAGGGAAAATACCGCAAACGGTTGATCTGGCGCCGTATGGGTTGGTTTTGGCAGAGGGTCTACCGTTTGACCATTTCCGATCCTGTCAAGTCGGCGATAATCGCCGCTAACTTGAACGACTAAAATGGCCGTTCCCGAAATCCCACGGACTCCCCTTGTTGAGGGAGAGTGGTTGGCCAAGAACTGGTTGAAATACTTTCAAGCCTTGAAGGATTTTCTGGTCAATATTCGTCGGTGGACGGAAGTCACCGCTACCTATACCGCTACTAATGGCGATCAAATTCTTGCAAAAACTGATGGCGGAGCTTTTACCATCACGCTTCCGCTTTCACCTAAACTGGGGCAGACCGTTTATTTTCATGATCCTAACGGCAACTGGAATACCGACAACCTGACTTTGGACGGCAATGGTAAAAACATTATGGGTAGTGCGACCTTGGTTTTGAGCGTGGATAATGATACCTTGGGCGTTGTTTACAATAGCGCGGAGTGGAGGAGGCTGTACTGATGTCATTTTGGGATTATGTAATTCCGGGCTACAAAGCCGCCAAGGATGCCGGCCAAGCCCAGACTCAGGCTGCTGATCGGGCAAGAGGCGCGATTGCACGGGGGACTACGCAAGCCCGTGCGGATATTGAGCCTTGGCGAACGACGGGGAAAGGCGCGCTCTACAGCTTGGCCGATTTATCAGGAGTCGATTACGGAGGTGCACAAGGAAGCATTGAGGACCGCCGTGCTGCCGCTCTGAAGCGGTTTCAGGCGTCACCAGGCTACGAGTTCCGTCTAGGCGAGGGTACGAAGGCTCTTGAGCGGTCGGCGTCCGCCAGGGGGCGTTTGATGTCAGGGGCAACGCAAAAGGGCCTCCAAAGATACGGCCAGGGTCTTGCCAGCGAGGAATATGGCAATTACGTCGGTCAATTAGAGCGCCTCTCTGGAGGTGGACAGCAAGCGGCGAGCAGGATGGGTGATTATAGCATGTCAGGCGCACGAGGCGAGGCCGGAGCATTTACGGGCGCGGGAGCGGCCCGGGGCTCGATCTACGCCGGGCAAGCCAATGCCGTGACCGGTCTGATGGATATGGGAATGCAGACGGCGGGGATGTTGATGCCACGACGGCGGAGTATTTACGGTTCTCCGTGGGAAGATCCGGATTCTTCGCCCTGGTATGGCGCAACCCGTATGGCGCCGAGTGGACCTGAGAGACTGAGTGGAAGAGTTTGAGGACTTAATCATGGCACCTCCTTTAATGGCACTTCAAATTCGACCTCCTGATCCTGGTGCTTTTGGTCGTGGCCGCATGATGCGTAGCCAGTTGGATAGGGACGCGCTTGCCCAAGAGACCCAGCAGCGGGAGTTTGATAAGCAGGACGCGCTTCGTGCGTTGGGTCCGGACTTAGGTTCGCCAGACCCGAAGATAAGCGCGGCGGCTCGGCAAAGGATGTACTCGATTGATGTTGCCTCCGCGATAAGCTTGGAAAAAAATCAAGCCGCGCGGCTGCTCGCTGAACAGAAAGAGGGGCGTGCGAGGACAAAGGAGGCCCGGGAGGCGGCTGCTGGAGAAAGGGAAGTCCTAAAAGACGCGAAAGAACTGGAAAAGCTTAGACTTGACGTAGGTGAAAAGGAGTTCGCGAAACAATCACGAGAAGCGGGCAACCTCTTCCGCCAAATGGAGGGGAAGAAAGCGGGAAATCCGGGCTTGCCGTCGGAGGTTCAGGATCTCCCTGAGGATGATTTCGAGCTCGCTAGAAATCGCGCGCGCTCGCTGTTTCAGGCGGGTAAAGCAAGTGTTGCTGGAAAGGATTACCCTTTCTCCAAGGCTGTTGCAGACCAGCAAGCAGCCTTAAAGAAAGCGGGGGCAACCAATCTGGCAGTCAGTGTTGGCGCCAAGGCAATGACGAAGCTTGGCGAAGAAATGGGCAAGGATATTGTAGCGCAGCGCACTGATGTCGTTGGTACGGTCATCGCTTTGACCAATTTACAAGAATCTAAGAAACTTCTCAATTCTGGGATAATTACGGGTACTGGAGCTGGGTGGCTCACTTCCACGGGAAGCTTTCTGAGTGAACACCTTGGCTTTACGGCATTTGATGATCCCGTCTCGAACACTCAGGCATACGCTGCATCAATGGGTGTTCAAGTCGGTAGAATAATCAAACAATTTGGCGCGGGTACCGGCCTATCGGATGCTGACCGGGAATACGCGGAGAAGATTGTCGCAGGGAAAATAACTTTAAATAAGAAGGCTATTATAAAATTGATAGGAATTAACGAACGGGGCATGAAAAGTGTCATCAAAAATTACAATGAGATCGCGGAGCAGGTTATGAAAAAGCCTGATGCTAAGAGCCTGCCCTATGATCTCCGTGTAAAAATGCCCGATTTTAAAAATGCGCCGGATGGGGGGCCTGGTGCGAGTACAGAACAAACCAATCCCTTGCCGGACGTGCCGCGCGGGGCAATTCAAAACGAGATTGCAAGGCGTAAAAGGTTGAGACAATGGCAGAATTAGAGGGTATCGACGAAAAGACCTTGCGGGAGGCTGCTCAGTTTCATGGCCTCGATATGCCGGGGAGCCAACCGCCCGTTGGGATTGAGGACATAGACGATGCTACCTTACAGGCGGCAGCGGACTTCCATGGCGAAGGGGCGGAACCTCCCGCGGAAGCGCCGGGTGCTGGTATGATCGAGTCTGTGGGTGGTGCTCTTGAACAAGGCGCCCGTCAAATCGCGCAAGGTGCTCTTCTTGGTTGGTACGACGAGTTCGCCGCCGGCGTCAGGTCGATGATGACCGGACGCCCGTATGAAGAACTCCTTGCGGAGGAACGCGAGATACTCAAGCGGTTCGAGGAAGAGCATCCGGGTTGGTCTATTGCTCTGCAAACAGCCGGCTCCGTGGTTTCTCCGGCATCTAAAGTTCTCGCTCCTATCAAAGGCGCAACGGTAGCCGGAAGAGCTGCGAGTGGGGCTTTCGGCGGTGGAAAGATAGGCGCGGTATACGGCGCGGGCAGCGCGGAAGGTGGTGTACAAGAGCGCCTGGAGGGCGCGGGAGTTGGAGCGGTGACGGGCGCGGTCACCGGGGGGCTGGTAACCCCGGCTGCGGAAAAACTGGCTACAAAAGCCTCGACGGTTATGGCGGACCGGGCAGCGAGAAAGGCTCTTAGGGAAACCGCGCCATCCACGAAAGAACTCGCTAAAAAATCTAAGCGTTCATTTGAAGCCGCGGAAGAAGGCGGCGCGCTTCTTAAGAAGGATTCTTATAATAATTTGTTATACGACATGGCTGATATGGTCGAGCGCGAGGGTGTGGCGGAAGGGCTGCATGCTAAAGTTTTTGGGGTTATGAGTGCCATTTCAAAACGGGGGAACAAAAATCAAAGTATGCGGGATTTGCAGATAGCCCGACGCCAAATTGGTATTGCGGCTAGAAGTAGTGAACCGGATGAAGCCCGTATCGGCAATCGAATGTTGGACGAGTTTGACAATTACGTTGATGGTCTGAGTGACAAGGATGTTATTGCCGGGACCGTTGAAGGTGCCGGAAAATCCTTAAAAAAGGCCCGTAGTCTTTGGAGCCGGATTCGGAAAACGGAGACTATCGAGACTATTATTGAAGACGCTGATTTGCAGGCGAGTGGTTTTGAGAACGGCATCCGGATTGGATTCCGCCAGCTTCTTAAGAATAAAAAAAGGCTGCGGGGTTTTACCAAAGATGAAAAAACCGCTATGCGAAAGATTGTAGAAGGTACAGTTGCAGCTAATGCGCTAAAACGTATCGGTAAACTATCTCCCGGAAGAGGGCAACAAACAAACGCATTGATGTCTTTGCTGGGTGCTGGTGGCGCCGGCGGCGCGGGTTTAGCGATGGCTGGACCCGTTGGCGCTGGAGTTGCGTTTGTTGCAATCCCCACAGCGGGGTATGCGGCCCAAAAGGGTGCAGAGCGTTTGACCAAACGCGGTGCGGATTATCTTAGGGATTTGGCTGCTAGTGGGGGCAAGGCGGCGAAATCCCCCGACGTTCTTTCACCATCCCAGCGGTTATCTAAAAGCGCATTGCGGGGCGGTGTCCCCCTGGTGAGCGAGCAGCAGTAAATTCCAACCTAACGGAGAATACCCATGGCGGTGCGCTTCAACATAACTCGCGCCCAGTATTTAGACGCAAACGGAGACCCTTACGCTGGCGGGCTGCTGAATTTCTACGAGACTGACACGAGCACGCGCCTGGACACCTATTCGGACAACGCTCTGACCACGGCCAACGCCAACCCGGTTGTAGCTGATTCCGCCGGAAGGTTTGGGGACATCTTCCTTCAGGGTCAAGATTACAAGGTGGTCTTCACCGACGCTGATGCAAACACAATTTTCACGTCTGATCCGATCCATGGGATCATCACGGACCGTTCTGTAATTGCGAAGACAGGGGCCTACACGGTCACGACTTCCGATAACGGTAAGCTGATAACTTGTGATGCCTCTGGTGGAGCCTTCACTGTGACCCTGCTGGCGGCGGCGACTGCCGGGGGTACTTTCGAGGTGATGATTAAAAACATCGGGTCTTCCGGTGTTGTTACCATCGACGGAGATGGATCAGAGACTATTGACGGTTCAACAACCGTAACCCTCGCCACTCAATACGAAACAAGCTTTCTTCGATGCGACGGCACAACATGGTTTGCGCTCATAACGAAAGAGGTGTCGGCCGATCCGACCCCTGAATTAGGTGGCCCACTTGATACCAGCGATAACGCCATTAACGAAAGTGAAGGCACCGCTGTAGCTAGTGCTACGACAACGAATATCTGGGTTACTGACGGGAATACGGTGCATGTTACCGGCACAACCACGATTACGTCATTTGGCACCGCGCCTCGGGTCGGCGCTTGGCGTAAGGTCATCTTTGATGGTGCGTTGACGCTTACCGATGGGGCTAACCTCAACCTACCCGGCGCAGCCAATATCACCACGGTAGCGGATGACATGTGTTTCGTTTACGCGGAAACGGTGACACTCTTTAAGTGTCTATATTTCCCGGTGAGCGGGAAAGAGGTAAAATTCACGCCAGACTTCACAAGCTCCAATCAAACGATATCGGCGGATGCTCTGCTAGAGGTGGCGCATGGCTTAGGTGCTGTTCCCTCCTTGGTGCGCGTTGTAATGAAATGCACCACGGCCGACCTGAACTACTCGATAGGTGATGAGGTAGAGGCGACAGGCGACCTGGATGGTGCTGCGGCGGATGCGGGAGTTACGATTTACGCTGACGCAACGAATGTTAGCCTCGTTCAGGGTACCGTCCGCACCATACATGATAAGACCTCGTTCAATCGGGCTAACATAACCGGCAGCAGTTGGAGGTGGGTCGTGAGAGCGTGGCTGTAATGGCGGATTCTCCGCAAATAGCTAAGACCGTCGGCGACGTGGCGGCGACGGAGCCTGGCGCCCCTTTAACCTATGGCGCGGCTGTTGCCGGAACTGGCGTTACGCTTTTGGCGGACTCTCTCGAAACTTGGTTGGGCATCACCGTCATGGTGTTAACTATCGCGGTGCTTCTGGTACGCTTATGGGTGGATATCCCACGGGCTTTGCGGAAACGGAAGGACAAATGATCTTGGGTGATTTTGGTTGGACGCTTGTAATTCTGTTAGCGTTCCTCGTAGGCTTCCTTGTTGGTTTTTGGCAAGGTCGAAAACATGAGTTTGTGGAAACGGAGATAACTTTTTGATGCAAGTTAATATCCGTCATCCTAGCCATCGGAAGGTAATCTTCTTCAGCCATGATGAATTGGCTTGCAAAAAGACCGGTGAGGTCATTCTTGCTGAAGGCTTCGCTGATGAATTAGCGTTACTCCGCATCGCTTTCAATCGGCGAATGGTGGTCAACTCATGTTGCCGCTCTGCCGAGCACAATCGCACCATGATGCCAAAAGGTCATCCGCGCTCATTGCATGTTCACGATGAACAACATGTTTACAATGATAGTCGTTATCATGACTTTAGTGGTTGTGCGGCTATCGACATCCGTACACCCGATATCGTATACGCTCGGCAACTCGTCGATATCGCTCTTCGTCGGGGGTGGTCGGTAGGCGTAGCAAAACATTTCATTCACCTAGATCGTCGCGATTATGCTGGGCTAGAGGCGGGGGTCTTTGGTTATGGCTGATAAACTAATAAATTTTACGGAAACAGCGAGCGCCTTTGAGCTTGCAAAAGAGGCAGCGGGGGTGGCTGAAGCACATTTCCAAGCTTCAAAAGCTGAATGGGAAGAGATCGTAGCGCGCCGTGCCGCGTTGGGTAACGGTGACGGGGGCTCCGTATCCAAGCTCATCGGGCTAGCGCGCCGCTACGGGCCAAAAGCGGCCAAGTATTTCGGCTACCCTGGCCTCGCCTCGGCGCTCACAGCGACGTACACGGCGCCTGAAGGCACCTTTGTCGGGGAGAGTGGCGTCCTCAGCATAATCCTTCAAGCCTTTGGATGGTGAGCATGGCCAAGTTTCTCACCACGAAGGTCAGATACCGCGAAGCCAATTACAAATATCAGCTTGCCGATGACCTGATCTTTGAGAACACCGGCATCCAACCAGCCAAGGAGATCAAGACCCCCTTTATCATCCTGACGCCCGAAGGGAAATTGACGTTAAGAAGCGGCTACGCCTCCGATGGTCCCAGCGGCCCGACACTGGACACGCTATCTTCAATTCGCGGGGCCTTTGGCCATGATGCTTTTTATCAACTGATCCGGATGGAGTTGCTGGGGTCGGGATGGCGCATCCCCGCCGACGACTTCCTGAGTCGCGTTCTCAAAGAGGACGGTATGTGGTGGTGGCGTCGATGGTACTGGGTTCGTGCAGTAAAAAAGTTTGCAGGTTCCGCCGCCGATCCCAAGAACCTAAAGCCGATCCTCGAAGCTCCTTGATGTTTGGGTGGTGAGCATGGCTAAATTTCTTTCTCCATTGGAAGTTCGGTGCCTCAGAGATGGTAAAAGATGGACCTTGCTTACGGATTTACGTTTCATCGCGGACGATGATCAGGAGATTTGTGTGCCGGCGGGCTTCATTACCAACTTCGTTCATCGACGTTCGGCCGTACCCCACGATTGGATCTGCCGGACAGCTTACATCCCGATCACGAAAGAAAACGCGGACCTGTATTTTCTTCAAGGAATGATCGCCGACGGTATGGCGAAGTGGCGCGCACGGACGCTCTACAACGTTGTCAAATATTTTGGGGGTTCTTCATATATGCCACGAACGTCGGATGCTCAGGCAATAATTATGGCTAACAAATCGATCTCCCTCTAATTTGATGCCGTTATCTGAACGATCCAAACTGGAGGCGACGAGGTGAAGTTTATTTATGGTTCCCGTTGCAATCTCGAAAGAAGATTAGGAGCAACCTGGCCGAATATGCGAACAAGTTCATCATCTTGAGCCCCTTCGTTTGGTGTTTCTTTTGGCAGCGTAGCTGGTAGTCGTATTCTTGCGCCTTCACTGATTTGGGCAATGATCGTTCTCCACGTATATCCGTCTGGAGGATCGTCGATCTTCCCATTAAACTCGTAGGGCATTAAATCCCGGATGCGAAAGTTGCGACCGGGATTCTCCCGGAACCAAATTTGATCATCGTCAGATGCGCGTTTTACAGCATTCTCATGGATCATTCGGATTTCTGCGTCTGCCATCTAACAATCCCTTGCTTTCTATCTTTCCAATGATTCCTTAATGACTAGGCCTTTCCAACCGGCCCGACCATAAGCATGACCTCATCGAGCAGGGCTTTCTTATCCATGCCGGGGATGACTTCTGTCACAAGGAAGTTGGCGGCCCTGTCGAAAAAATCATCAAACGCCACTTGACCCATTGAGGCGAATGAAATGGACAGCGGCACTTTGTGAGCACCACTTTTCAGGACAACGGTTTTGGTATGCCCGATGGCGATTTTTAGGGCATCCAACAAGTCATCGACGGACCGGAAATATTCCTGGTTCTCGAAGACCAGATTGAGCATCGCGAAGAAAAGCATGTGGTGCTTTAGATTGCGTGGCCGGCGTACATCAACTTGGATGCATTCGCCATGCTTGAGTTTGGCGATGGATGCCTCTGCCTTCGGGTCGGCGGGGACCAGCTTGCCGAAATGCAAGCGAAAGATGCCCTTAGGCATCGTCTTCCCATGTCGCAATCATGGTTTGCCAATCTCGTTTGGCTAGCTCACGGTTGATGCAGCTGTATCTCGCCACGGCTTTTAACATTTCCACTGTCGGCTCCCGTGGAAAGAAGCCGAAATCCTTTTCCTCCATGGCTTCCTTGTAGGCTTCAATAGCATCGCGTGCGGCCTTTAAACATGGCTCCCTGCTGGCCCCCGCTTCCTCCCATGTACCAAAAAACCCCACTCCAGTATGAATGGCCTGTGCCACTCGCTCCACTTCATCCATCATGCTGTCTCCTTCGCCTTGTCTCGAATGCGTTTGTCAGGGCTGATTAGTGCGAGTTGGCGAGCAATTCGGGCGAGATTAATGCCATGTTTCTGAGTGAATAATCCCGGCGCCCGGTCGTGTTCTTCATGGTGCCCGCGCCTGTCAAGGGTACATAGCGGGACGGTGAGGCAGTCACAGGGCTTGTAGCTTATTCCGCCTGCTAGACCTCCTCTAAGGTGCGCCGCTTGTGACACGGTCTCGCCAGCATCGATCAACCAAGCATCGTGACAAGCAACGCAATGGTGGCACGCTACGAATTCCAAGTGTGCTTTGGATCTGATATCGCCGCGCTTTGGGATGCTAGGCATGGAGCGCCTTCGTACGGGCGATGTCATCCATGTTTTGTCTCTATCGGATAAAGTTTGCGGTTAGTTGATCTGATCGTTGCGCAAATGCCTTCAATGCATCGGGACCGCTAATATCGGGGTCAAGATTTTCGGAGAAATCGTCCGCCATTTCAGCAAAGAATATAGTGGCCTTCTCCATGGCCATTTTCGTCATTTGGCGCATGATTTCATCTGTTGGTAATCCCATCATCTTTCCTTCCGGTATCTGGTGGCGCTCCCGACCTATGCCGCCTTACGGGTCGGCATCATCCTCGCTATCCCAAGACCCTCTTAGGGACGGGGGTGTTTCATACGTCAGGAGCGCCATAATTCTTTCATTCGGCATCCTTGAGAGCAGTGGTGAGATCATTCAGGTCGTCGATGGTGACGAGGGCTTTGCCGGACAAAGAGCCAAGAGTGGCATTCCCAACCAATCGCCTTGCAGCATTTCCAACACGCCGCCAAGGCAATGGGCCGCGTGTGAGACGCAAGGAACGCCACTTGTGGGGCTCTCTATGGACAAGACCCTGTGCTTGCAAAGCATCCAGCAGAGCGAAAACTCGACTCCCGGAGTTGACGTTTAGACCCCTGGCGATTTCTTTGAAGGACGGCGCGTGGCGGTGCTCCGCAAACCATTTCTCTAGAAACTGAAGGCATTCATCCTGTTTGGGGGTCATTGTGCCTCGTTGTATTGGCCAATTCTTGCTCTGCCAAGGCGCAAAGCATGTCGCATTCAGGCGCTATCGGGTCGGCGGTTGATTGCTCTGCTGGAACCTCGTCAATAAAGACCCGCTCATTATCCACCCTTGCCAACCGCGCCCCTAATTCTCGGCTCAATGTTGCCATGCGACCTAGGCATTAGGAACACCCAGCGAACGCGGAAAATTCCTTCCGCGTATATCTGGCAGCGTGTACAGGCGCGGCAGGGTCATGCGAAGCCCTCACTCAAAACGGGATGTCGTCGTCGGCAGACTGTGGGCCAGGGTCGGGTGCCGTCACAGCCGCTTGTGGGGTGCCGCTGTTCGGCTTGTCGCCGCCGAGCATGGTCAACGCGCCGCGAAACCGCTGCAAGACCACCTCGGTGGAATAGCGCTCGTTGCCGTCGTTGCCGGTCCATTTGCGGGTCTGCAAGGCGCCTTCGACATAGACCTTGGCGCCCTTGCGCAGGTACTGTTCGGCGATACCCCCCAAATGGTCGTTGAAGATGACGACCCGGTGCCACTCGGTCTTTTCGCGCTTCTCGCCGGTCTGCTTGTCCTTCCAAGACTCCGACGTGGCGAGGGAGATGTTGACGATCTTGGTGCCGTCCTGAGAATAGCGGACCTCGGGATCGCGGCCGAGGTTGCCGATGAGGATGACCTTGTTGACGCTGCTCATACCAATTTCTCCAATTCCACTATTTTCGCATCCATCTCGGCCAGGAAATCCCGAACCAAGCCCTCAAGCTCTGCGATCCGCTCGTCATCGCGCTCGATACGCTGTACGAACAATTGCAGGGCCGGTGGCAGCCGGGGATCGAACGAGACATAGTCGGTCCATTTCCTGCCCGTGCAAGCCATTTGCCACTGGATTTGCGTCAGGTATTTTTTCGGAGTGGTGCTGCCTAACAATGTAGCGATGTGGGTGCTGGTGTTGGGACATTTAAACTCAACAAGTCCGTCATTTTTGACAAGACGGTCTGGCGATGCTCCCGATTGGTCAATGGTTGGATGTACGATAAAGCCTATAAACGAGGTCACAGTGTCGGTGAAAAACTCATAAGCAATCGCGGCTTTGGGCTCCGTATCAGTCCCCCATTGCATGGCGGCGTTGCTGTAAGTCTCTGCCGGGTTGCCGGTGAGGCGTTCCGCGATCAACTGCGCCTGATAGTTGGCGCGGCTGGTGCCCCAGCCGGTTTTCGTCTTGGCGATAACGTCGGCAACACGAGAGGCGGTAACCTTGCCACAGCGGGCCTGGTGCCATGCAGGAGAGCCTTGTATGTGGTCTGTGGTCATGTGCTGCCACCATCCTGCTTCTTCTTACTCTTGAGTGCGATGATGGCATTGTTGTACTGGCCAGCAGGGATTTCATCAACCGATGCTACCTCCATGTATTCCAGAAACTTCGGTATGTCGGAGTTGGTTTCCTGCAACCAGCTTATGATGGTGTCTTTCTGTTCGGCGGTGATAAGGCTCTTTTGGTGGTCGATATCGTCTCGCTCGGGGTCATCGCCAGTCTCCAAGGCAAACAGCTTCAACAGCGCATATTTGTAGGCATATGATATGGCCTTGCCAGGGCCTTTGTCCTGCTGGTCAATGCCAAAGCCGAGGCTCTCCAGGGTAATACGGTCATCGGGGTTGTCGGCATTGACGAATGCGACACTCATATAGACCTCTGTACGGTTTCCATTGACGGACCAAGTCATTACCGATGGCACGACGACGATGCCATGCTTGACAAACTGTGGGTGTAGTTTTGCCGTCACAGCATCGTGGGAAACAAAGGTGTATTGTTTGTTGACCTTCCGATCTTCTTTCTGGACAAAATATACCTCGGCCATGACAGCAAGGATGCGCTTGTAAATGTTGGGCGGTTCGGCTTGTGCTGCGTTAATCGTCATTTTATCCTCTTTCATGTGCTTTGAGTGCCGTGACACGCCGGGCGAGGGCTTCCGTATGTCCATGGCCTTCCGTGTTTCGACCTGACGGATTTATTGTCATCGCGCTCCAAAATCCGTCATCACCACAGACAACCAGCCATATATTTTCCCACGGAATCTTGGCGTCAATGGAAGTCGTCCAGTGTTCCACGCCCATAAGGAGCTTAGAGTGCTCGTCAGCAAGCTCTTTCCGTGTGAACCTCAGACGGGTATTAAGGACAAGAAATATATCAAGGTCCAGCTCTCGTGAGCCTTCTGGCGCTGCCTCAAGTTTTTCGATCAAGTTTTTCATGACGAAGCCATCGCTACGAAGATGAGGTACACCATCACGCCTACCCCGGTGACTAGGACAGTATAACCGATAGCGTTCAGGAAGATGTCGAGGGCTTTCATGAGCTTTTCCCTTTCCGCTCGGCCTTCTTTTTATTCATGACGCGTTCTTTTTTTCCAAACCAAGGTCAGGGAATGGAATTTCCTCCACAACGGTACAGCGGTGTAGTCTGAACTTTCCATCCGTCGCCGTGGGAATGGCGGCGATGTCCGTCTTGGTGAATTCGACAATAACGATATGCCAGCCGATGGGTTGATTTCTGGAAACCCACAGGCGCAAACACCAATTGAGGGTGGCAACGTTGATGCCTTGGGCACACTGAATATCGGCATTAGTGTCGGCATCATTGACTTCAAAGGTGGTGCCGATTTGGTATTGAAGGCCGCCATTATGAGGGCCTTCCCATTTTTCGTTGACGAGTTTGTAGGCTCGTATTTTCCCCGGCTGATCGGCCAAAATAAGCAAGGGAGTGATGAGGGCCGGGTGGATACCTTTCGCGTCTTGCAGGTCCGCTCTTTGCAGGTCCGCTCCTCGCAGGTCCGCTCCTCGCAGGCCCGCGCCTCGCAGGTCCGCTCTTTGCAGGTCCGCTCTTTGCAGGTCCGCTCTTTGCAGGTCCGCTCCTCGCAGGTCCGCGTCTTGCAGGTTCGCGCCTCGCAGGTACGCGTCTTGCAGGTTCGCGTCTTGCAGGTCCGCGTCTTGCAGGTTCGCGTTTTTCTTAACTGCTGCTTCGATGCATAATTTGAGTGATCCGAACTCGCCCTCAAAGAGAATTATGTTGTTCCAGTGATTTTTGATCTCGAACTTCATGGTCGGTCCACCTCGCCATCTGTTATTTGTTGAAGCATGCCGAATAAGCGGGTCGCTGCCGCGATCTGATAATCGATAGGGGGGGGGACACGGGCATCGGCTACAGCACGCCGGTAGCTGCTCCACAGCTTGTCGAAATATTTCTGCCAATCTTCTTCCGTCGCGTCCACAGTCACACCAGCCTCGACGCGGGCGCGGATGATCCGCAAATCCTTAATGAATCTGCGGACTGAAAAACGAGCGTTAGCGACGGCACACTTGCCATGGGGTTTGTTGAGAGAACGCAAGTTATCTTCCATTTTTTCCTCCTTCATATCCGTTAAAGCCTTGCCATGGGGGTCAGGTGGGTCCATCTCTTGTCTCTCTTGTTCTCTAGGCGGCTTTAACCCCCGCCGCCAGGAGTTCGATGTGACGGCGGGAGCCAGGAGGAGTGGTGTGAGTGCGTATTCGTATTCAAACAAAAAGATGGGATGCTGTCAAGACATTTAGTCCGGTCATCAAATTAATGACTGGACAATAAGTCAGTGTTAGGCTACTAAGCAGGTATGTCACGGAAACTGTCTCGGGCCGATCTTGAGAGGGCCGCCAAGGAATTGGGCGCGACACAAGTCGCTGTCCACAAATGGAGGCAACGGCATCTTCCGTATAAATGGCGCTTACTCCTGGCGGCTCACTTCAAGGCACGTATAACAACAATCGAGAAGGCATGGCAGGGAGATTGAAATGAGAGATCTAACTGATTTCGTTATCGAGAGTAACCTGATCGAGGGTATCGACAGGCCAGCTCTACCTACGGAAATTGAGGCGTATAAGGAATTCCTTGGGCTTGCCAAGATAACTGTTGCGGACCTTGAAGCGTTTGTCGATGTTATCCAGCCAGGAGCCAAGCTGCGGCGGGAAGTTGGAATGGATGTGGGCGTTGGTGATTATATTCCACATACCCCTTTGAATTTGCGACAACTCACTCAACCACGAGGGGGCGCAATGATTGAGTCGGAATTGTTGATTATTTTAGGCAGAATCGACGGCTCAAGCCTAACCCCTTACGAAGCTCATATTCGTTATGAGCGGTTGCATCCTTTTCTCGATGGGAATGGTCGATCAGGTCGCGTTCTTTGGCTGTGGATGATGGGCGGCAAGTCCCCGTTGGGATTTTTGCACTCATTCTACTATCAGACGCTTTCAGCGGCGCGATAAGTGAGGAAGCGACATGACACGATCTAATCAAGCGCCGTCTTGTCCCTGGCAAGCAGGTCGCCGCAACCGCCACGAGACCATAACAGAAAAGGTGGCTCACGAAGATACCGGGCTGAGGGGCTCGCTCTTCGTCCATGTGGACTATGTAGGCCAGCGCCCCGTCGCGGTCCGGTTCAATCACAAATGGAAGGATGACGGTACTCTTGATAGTGCGCTCACAGCTTTGGGTGCTGTCACTACATCCATAATCAAGGCGCTAAATGGAGAGGAAAAATGAATGCACTTTTTATCGCTCTTTGCCGGAATCGGCGGGTTCGATTTGGGCCTCGAACGCGCTGGGATGGAATGCGTTGGTCAAGTGGAAATAGACCCGTTTTGCCAGAAGGTACTGGCGAAGCATTGGCCGGGCGTGAAGCGGATGGATGAATTTGCAGCCCACGGCGCCGCTACCCCCGGAGAACGGTTGCGGCTGCTGGCGTTGGCGGAGCCGGCGAACGAGTGATGACGGCGCGCATTCTCGTTGGCGATGTTTTCGACAAGCTCCGCGAACTGCCCGACGAGTCGGTGCATTGCGTGGTGACGAGTCCGCCTTACTGGGGCTTGAGGGATTATTCCGTCGCGGGGCAGATCGGCCTGGAGCCGACCGTGGGCGAGCATATCGAGGTCATGGTTCGGGTGTTCCGCGAAGTCCGCCGGGTGCTCCGCAAGGACGGGACGGTCTGGCTCAATTATGGCGATTGCTATCACAACATTCGGACTCACATGCAGGGCGGCGCGAACAGAGCAACCAGACATCAAGGACTCAAGGAGAAAGACTTGTGCATGATGCCGGCGCGGCTGGCCATCGCCTTGCAGGAAGACGGCTGGTGGATTCGCTCGGAAATCATCTGGGCGAAGCCGAATCCGATGCCCGAGAGTGTCACGGATAGGCCCACGTCAAGCCACGAGAAGGTGTTTCTGCTGACCAAGTCGGCGCGGTATTTCTACGACAGCGAGGCGGTGAGGGTGCCGGCCGCCCGTCCAGATTGGCGTGATGAAAGCGATAGCGTAACTACCAACCCATGCCGTAATGATGGAGGGAATACAAAGCGTAATCCGAAAAGAGACAAGCAGACACGGCGCGGCTCGACGCCCCGCCATGACGGCGCCAACCTCCGCAATGTCTGGCACATCGCCACGCGCTCCTATCCGGGTGCCCATTTCGCCACCTTCCCCCCGGCCCTAGTCGAGCCGTGCATCAAGGCAGGGACATCGGAGAAGGGCGTCTGCCCGGAATGCGGAGTGCCGTGGGTGCGGGAGACGGAAACCGGAGAATTATCTGGGGAGGCAAAAATTCATACCCATGGTCGGCCGGCTGCCGACGAAAGGGGCGTCAGTGGATCAAGCGCTCTGAGAACCAACGGGCGGACGTGGCGTGAAATAAAAACCCTCGGCTGGTCGCTGTCCTGCGAGTGCGGCGGCGTTCCGGTCCCGGCCGTCGTTCTCGATCTCTTCGCCGGCTCCGGCACCGTCGGCCTCGTCGCCGACCGCCTGGACCGGGATTCAATCCTGATCGAACTCAACCCCGACTACGCCGAGATGGCGCGCCAGAGGCTCGACGCTGACGGCGGCATGTTCTCCAAAACGGAGATTGCCTAGATGGACGATGCAGTACAGCGGAGGAAAGGCAAGGTCAACAGCCGGGGAGAACCCAAATTATCAGCGCAGGTAAAATTGTGGCCAACGCCAACAGCACGAGATTGGCGTTCGGGGAAGGCATCACCAGCGACCCACGCTCGAAATGCGAGACCGTTAAACGAAAAGGTTGGTGGAAATCTGAACCCGACGTGGACCGAGTGGCTCATGGGGTTCCCTCTCGGGTGGACCGCCTTAAGTGCCTCGGCAACGCCGTCGTCCCGCAAGTTGTCGAAATGATAGGCCACGCTATCATGGATATGGAAAGAGAGGAATGAACATGAAAAAACATTGTCCGACATGCACAATGGGGTTTGATGTCGGTCCCCCTGTGTCGAAGCATCAAACGCGCTGCCCACAATGTCAGTTGGTTTTCCATGCAATATCCACCGTCCCAAACCCTGTCAAGGTGTGGGTTGACGAGAAACAGGCCGGTCAACTTGAAGAAGGCGAGTGGATTCCTGTCCTTGAGCAGAAAGACGCCCAATGAACCCGCTTTATCTGCCACTGCCACCAACAACGAATCATTTGTATTGCAACGCCCACAGCGGGGGACGATACAAGACGAAGGCCTACAAGGCGTGGATTAAAGAGGCAGGATGGCAAATCCAAATACAAAGGCCTCGGAAGCTTAGCGGCTGGGTGGTGTTGGACCTCACTGTTGAGCGCAGGAGCAAAAGGAAACAAGACATAGCCAACAGGATTAAGGCCACGGAAGACTTGCTCGTGAGGGAGGGCATTATCTCCGACGATTCTCTGGTCCAGGAGGTGCGGGCGCGCTGGGGAGCGAAAAAAGGCTGTGAGGTGAGGATTTGGCCAGCAGAGGAGGTAGCCTAGATGTATAAACTTGAGAGGGGTCGCGAGTTACCTCCATCTGCTCATTATCTCCATTATGGAAAATGGAAAATCCTGGCGGCGGATATGTTGCCAGGCGATTCCGTAAGTGTTGAAACTGAGGAAGAGGCGAGAAGTTTGGGCAAAGCTATTAGAGCAATTGGATGGGGCGCTGCGCGTCGTGCGATGCTGAAAAAAGGAGAGAAGATTTACCGCGTCTGGAGAACATCTTGATGGACAACATTGATTTTTCGTTGGATATCCGGCGTTGGCAGAAGGAAGACCCGTATGGCTTCGCTGTGGCAATGTCCAGAGCGGACGACTGGGTCTTGTTGCGGGAAAGTCCAATGCAGTTAATACTACCAGCAGCAAACGATAACGAATAATGGTTGATGATAACGTCTTCTCTGAAGCGCATGGCTTCGGCAGGACGCTGCCTCACAATGTTGCAGCGGAGATGGCTGTCCTTGGTGCTATCGTTGTAGACAACGCCGTCCTTGAAAGGCTCGTGCTTGAGCCTGAGCATTTCGCGCTAGAGGACAATGAACGTGTATATCGAGCCTTGGTCGAGATGATCGGGAGTGGTCGCCTGGCTGATTTGGTGACACTCAAAAACTCGTTTGAAAACGATACCACGTTTTCTGATATCGGCGGTGCCGACTACCTTAAAAAGCTTGTTGCTTCTGCGGTTTCGCCTGCCACGGCTTACGAATACGCATTAACGATTTGCGACCTTGCCTTGCGCCGCAACTTGATTGCCTGCGGCGAGGAAATGATAGACGATGCTTATGCTGACGGCGGGGATGCTCGGCTGATAGTATTGGGGGCCGAAAGTCAGCTTTCTGAGTTGAATGCTGATTCCCCCGCCGTCAGCACCACACCTCTTGCCGTGACGATGCCAGCCTCCCTGGAGGCCATAGAAGCGGCATCTCGTGGCGAGGGAGCCATTGGGCTTAAAACAGGCTTGGCGGACCTTGACGCGCTTACAGGGGGCTTGAGAGCGCCTGACCTGTGGATAGTCGCGGCGCGACCTGGCATGGGAAAAACTGCGCTGGCTATGGCGACGGCGCGCAACGTGGCGCATGGCGGTGACGATGTCGCCTTCTTTTCCCTTGAAATGTCTGCCGACCAGTTAAACAAGCGGCTTTTAAGCATGACAACCGGAATCGAGATGGAGCGCCTTCTCAGAGGTGATATCGGGACAGCCGAATGGCAGGGGCTACACACTGCAGGCAAACAACTCGCTGCATTGCCCCTTCATATTGACGATACCGCTGCATTGACTGCTTCCGCCATTCGCTCGCGGGCTTTGAAAATCCAACGTGAGCATGGGCTTGGTCTAATTGTGGTTGATTATCTGCAATTGATGGAACCACCGAAACGGTATCAAGGCCAGCGAGTTAACGAGATAGCTGAGATTAGCGGCGCCATGAAAGCGATGGCCAAGGACTTGAACGTCCCGGTGATGTTGCTCTCGCAACTTTCCCGTGCTGTCGAGGCCAGGGACGACCACCGGCCACGATTGGCAGATTTGAGGGACAGCGGTTCAATTGAACAGGACGCTGACATTGTCATCTTCGTCTTCCGCCAGGAATATTATTTGCAGCAATCCGAGCCGGCGCTAGGAAGCAAGAAACATGAGACGTGGTTAGCGGATATCAGCGCGGCGGCCGGCAAAGCTACACTTATTATTGCCAAGCATCGGCAGGGAGCGACAGGCAAGATTGATTTACACTGGAATGCCAAGCGCGTGTTGTTTGGGAATTTAGCGAGGTAAAGCATGAGCCAATTTACAGCCCGACCGGACCTAGTGCTGGAAGCTTTGGCGAAGCTCGTCCACATGAAGGGCGGCTATGTCAAGCTCACAAGAAGCGACCCGCCGATTGGCCCATTCAATCTGGCATCTTGCATTGACTGGAAAAATGGAACTGTTGAATTAAGGCTTTTGCCAGCTGGGGTTGATGTAAATTCAGAAAAAGCGGGGACTGCATAATGAACTGGCAACCAATTGATACAGCACCCCACGACGGGACAATAATTCTGATCGCCGACCGTAAACACATAACTGCTGCATCGTGGATCGGTGGAGGATGGACCGAGGGTGAGAAGTGGGAACCAGCGTGCCAGCTTTACAGTAGGTATGTTTCGTTAACGTCCTTTGATCCTACCTATTGGATGTTGTTGCCAGACTTGCCGGGGGGTGCGTATGATAACAGCGAATATACTTGTTAAATATGATGCGGCCTGCAAGGCGATAGCCATAGCCAAGTCTGCCGATGAAGCCAAGGATATACACGACAGGGCAGATGCAATGCGAATATATGCCCGGCAGTCCAAAAACCGCCAGGGCGAGATTGACATGGCTGAAATTCGCATGCGGGCGGAGCGGCGGCTGGGCGAGCTTATCACGGCGCAAAAGGAAACAGTGGGCTTGGCTCCGGCTGGGCGTCCCAGAAAAATTGGTTCCGACGAGGAACCAATTTCCAGACCACCAACCCTTGCCGAAGCCGGTATCGACAAGAAACTATCCAGCCGAGCACAGAAGCTCGCCGCCGTGCCGGAAGGCAAATTCGAGGGCATGTTGGGCGAGTGGCGGGACCGCGTTTCGGCGGAGACGGAGCGTGTCACAACCAATCTCTTGCGAGAGGGCGATAATGTTATCGCCACCAAATGGACCGGCGACCCTGAATCGTATACTCCGGCGAAATACATTGATGCGGCTCGTAACGTTATGGGCCGTATCGATCTTGACCCGGCATCAAATGCCATCGCTCAGAAGACCGTAGGAGCCAGCGAATGGTTTGACGAAGGAGAGGATGGTCTTCTTCAAGAATGGAAAGGCAGGGTCTTCCTCAACCCGCCATATGCCCATCCAACCATTGCTCATTTTATCGACAAGCTTTGCAATGAAATTGAAGCTGGTGACGTGACGGCGGCGATATTACTGACCAACAACAACACCGACACCAAATGGTGGCATCGTGCCGCGACTATGGCGACCGCTGTATGTTTCACTGCCGGCCGCATTAATTTTTACAAGGCTGATGGCCAATTATCACAGCCAACCAATGGGCAGACCTTTTTTTATTTTGGTGATGATATCCAGACATTCGCTGATCTATTCGGAGCCTTTGGGCTTGTGATGGAATGCGATGCTACATAGCAAAGATAAATTCCTCGAAGATGAGCCAGCGAAATTCGATGGGCAGTTTTTCTGGGACTATCTGAATGTCGGATTCCAGCGGGGCACTGGGCGAAATATTCGATTTATGGACATTGATGCGCATGTGGAAATTGGAGGGCAGCATATGGTGATTGAAACCAAGCGCGAGGGCGTATTAATCCCCAAGGGACAAAAGAAGGCTCTCCTACAGTTGTGGGCGAAGGGGTATCACATGGTAGTTTTTTTGTGGGGTAAAAAAGATCCTATTGAATGTGAGATTCATTGGCCGAGTGGGACCAAGACAAAGATATACAGGGGGCAGCTTACCAAAAAAAAATTAGTCGGAATTTGTGAGAGGTGGGCGCGGTGGGCTGACAAAAATCCAGCACCGTTTAAATATGAGGACAGCTAGCGTAGGCAAGAAAAAGCGAAAGAGCCGGCAAAGAAAACAGAAACGCCTCCTGAAAGCACGGAAGAAATTTTTTAAGGCTGTCTTCAAGAAAGGCTCTGTCGCTGGCGGTATTATTAAGGCATATAGGTAATAAGCGTACATGTTTTGTGCTTGACCATATAACCGAAAAGAAATATACATGATGTTAGAGATTAACCTCTCTATGAGGACGGATCATCGCCCCCGACACGGCGTTTTTTTCATGCCTTTTTACCGGCGGGAGGCGGCAAGCGGTAACGCCCCGTGCCAGTCCTCATTGGTGGTTAACCTCCCGCCACACTTTTCTTGTGGCGCGGTCCAACTGATTTGAGGGACAACCCGCATGGAATGGTATCCCTGGTATCCGACACTCTACCGTGCCGACACCCTACATTTGACATTAGCGGAAGATGGGGCCTACAGGCGCATGATTGACCATTATATGGAAACACGAGCGCCGTTGCCCAATAATCATGCAGCTTTGGCAAGGATAATTGGTATATCTGTCAATGACTTCCAAGCAATTGCCGAGCAATTGCTCTGCTTTTGGTCTGCTGACGCTGACGGGTTGCATCACAAAAGGTGCGATATTGAGCTTGAAAGGCAGGATAGACGATCAAAAAAGATGTCTGACGTTGCGAAAGCCGCTGCTCAGAAACGCAAGCAAAAACAATCACATCCAGGCAATAGCTCAGCAAAAGCTGGCATACAAGACAAGACAAGACAAGACAATACAGAGAATAAAAACAACGAATTTTTCGATGAATTTTGGAAAGCATATCCCAACAGAGGTCAATTCCCGAATCCTCGGCAACCAGCAAAATTGAAATTTTTCCTTGCTCTCAAAAAAGGGGTGGACCCAAAAACTTTGATTGAAGCAGCAAAAGCTTATTCCCTCTTTGTAGACCAAGAAAAGGTAACCGAAAAATTCGTCGCTCAAGCAAGAACTTGGTTAAACCAAGAACGTTGGTTGGATGATCCGACATCGAATGCCGGTGACTTCAAGACCGTACTTGAGAAGGAGGCGGATCAATGGCGAGCACGGGTGAAGGGGTTTGTTGAGAGCGGCCACTGGTTTGAGGATGTGTATGGATCTCCTCAGCCGGGCGCTGAAGGTAGTCGTGTGCCAGCGGAAATATTGAGGGAGTTTGGGTTATGACTGCAAGGGCAGAAACTGTCCGCGCCGAGCATGAGGATCGCGGGGCAACGCCTGAGACGGCATCAAAACTGCGGTATGATGTGGTTTTGCGGCTTTATGAGCGGCGGCGGATTACTCCCGAGCAGTATGCGGCTGCCGAGGAAATCCAGATTGTTTGGGCGGCGTTGTGTCGTGGCCTGTATCCCAGCGGGAGGGGGTTTGACGGGCGCGTTGACGAGAGCGGCGGGACGTTTCTTGATCCCCTAGACCGGATGACAGTGGCAGAGGAGAGGATGTTGAGATTACGCTATCGGCCATGGATGGATGACGTTGGGAGAATTCGTGTAGGTGGAGTAACGTTGTTGGATATCGTGCTAATGCTTTGCGTTGATAATTATTCTCTCCGCGTAATCGAGACAATGCTCGGGCTTCGACATGGTTGTGTTTTAGGGTATGTCAGGAATGCACTCGGGCTCTATGCGATGATAGCGCGAAAAAGCATTTGACACGGGGACGCGATTTGACATATAATTTTCATGCTTATGAATTGCGCCCGGCCTTTAAGGCTTGCGGCGCATTTTTTGTGATCGGGATTTAATGGGGCTTAATGGAGATTTGGCGGCCGGCGGTCTGGCTGGCCTATGTCTTGCGGTGATTTACCGTGCTTTTGTTGATGCCACGGCGGGCGCTGGTGATATACATAATCCTCGCAATAAGAAACTGGTTCAGCTACGGGCGCGGGAATGGCTATGTGGTGAGGATGCTGGATTGCGTGAGATTTGTCAGCTAGCTGATTTAGATCAAGGGTTTTTGCGACGTAGAGTTTTGGAAGTCGAGCGCCTAGGGTGGCCGAAGTCGGCATTTTCAATTCGCCGACGACGGGCAACGAAATTGCTTTCTAGCCAAAGAGATACGCTAGAATAAACGGCGACAAACAGGCAAGAATAATAAAGATGGAATCAAGGATAATTTGCATTTTCATGATGTATTCACTCTTCCCTTGAGAAGGGCTTTCGCCTCTTTGATGGTTACGAGGTGCCCGCTAGGGGCCGGTTTCCCGAAATTGGCAGTAAGAGCCTTGCGCGTTGTGTTGTTGAGACCTGTCAGGGCTACTAGCGCACCGCCGCTTTCTGGCGCTAAAATAGCATCAATCTTTGTGATGTCGATTTCGGTCATGATGATTTCTTTCGTTAGGTGAGACAATCAGCGTTTTAAGTGTGACAACCAAAAAGCTTTTACGTGGCAGGCCGAAATGGGCTAGGTTTTAAGCCATTCGGGCCGGGCGAAAGGCGGAAGGGAATCGGGGTTAGTTGGTCCGATGGGCATCGCTATTGAGAAAACATTGTCGTGGCGATAGTTTACCCAGTGGGTTTCGGTTGCCGAGGTGCCGGTAATACGCAGGCCAAGTTTACCGAGCGATTTGGCTGTTGCGGCTAGGGTGGTTATGACCGGAGCCGCGAAAGTGGCTTTGCAATCTTGGCTTAACTTAGTTGGTAATATTCTCTGCCAGTCAGGGAAAGTACCTTCGATTTTTTGGCAGGGTTCAAGGTAAAAAGGTTCCGTCTTGGCGAGGCGGTAAACTTTTAATATGTCGTTTTCGATGATAACCGTTTCGGCTGTTTTCATGGCGGTTATGGCTTTTTTTGAAATAGGGAAGATTCCGCTTGGATTGTCGGCGTCGGGATCATGGCCGACGGTCATTAGGTGGCCGTTTGTGGCAACGGCGAGAGTGCCGGTAAAGTGGACGCCACAAATGAAATAGCGGCCGGCGTCGGTTGATTGTGCCAAGGCTACGGCGGCGAGGGTCTTTGCATTAAATTTAATCATGGTTTCCTTCATGGTTTCAGCCGCTTTGGGCGGCAAAGAGTTTTTTGGCGAGATCGTTTGCCTTAATGTTGGCGTGGTCGGTAAATTCCCAGGTAATTGGTGATAATTTGCTGGTGCCATCATCGAAATGCAAGGTGGTGGTGTGGCAGGTGTTGCCGTAAGATTTTTGAAACCAGCGGCGGCCGGAGATGTGGGTGACTTTGCTGGGCATGACTAGTTTCCTTTCATATCAAGAATGATGTAATAAATAGTTTGAATTAAGCCACTTATGGCGCAAACGAAACCGAGGAAGAGTGGCAGCATGATAATTGCCGCCCAGAGCGAATAAAGGGTTAATTCCATGTTGTTGGCCTTTCCTGGTTGGTTGATCCACTTCAAAGAGCCCCGTTGCAGCGGGGCGGGTTGAAAGGGATTAGTAGCCAAAAGATCAAGTAAGGTTGCCGGAAGATATAGGGATCGTATGCCTTAATGTTGGCGTGGTTAGCGTTCTGGCTTTTTTAATTTGTTTGATAAATGAAGAAGGTTTTGCCGTTTGCTTTAGCTTCATGCTCTTCTCCGTCATAGGTTGACAGAAAATGTCCCCGCCCGTCGGCGGAAATGGCATCATCGATGAAGTGTTTCATATCGTCGATTATGGCTTCCACGAAGACGTTAAAATTTTCGCATTGAACGCTTTGCATTTTTTGGTATGAGTCTTCGTCGATTGCGGCGGCAGCCTTTGAATGACCGGCGACGAAGTCATAATTGAAAGCCCATAGGCATTCGCGGATATCGTCGGCGGCGCGTTGATCGGCTTGCTTGTCGGTTAGGACCAGATATTCGTGGCCGTTTGCGTCAAATAATTCGTCATCGTTCCAGGCTGAGGCTTCGATGTCGCTGTGGGCGGTTTCGGGGTAATCGTTTTCTCTAAGCCAATTTCTGAGAGCGGCTCTTTGATGGTTCATGATTTTCTCCATTTTCTCCGGGTTTGGTTATGAAGTTAAAATCCACTTCAAAAGACGCCGGCCAGGGACCGGCGTGGGTTGAAAGGGATTAGATCTGGCCGTACCTGCTATTCGCTATTTGCGCTTCGTGGCCGCGTTCGTGGATCTTGACATAGCAAACCCAATTGCCCGCAAAGTCGTTTGGTTTGCCGTCTTTGGATTCAACCTGCTGATAATTTAGGCCGAGTCTAGTGGTTCCGTTTTCGCCATCGAGCAATGGTTTGATCCTGGACAGGATGGCATCAACGAAGGTTCTGGTTCCTTCTATGCGTAGGCCGTCGGCACCGAAAGTAGTTCCACGATGTTTATACGGGATGGCGTCGGGATTAAGGTCTTGCTGGTCTGGCAATTCGCGCCAATGCGATAAAGTTTGGGATTTTGAGAGTCTGGACATAGTTTTCTCCTCTGTCTGAGGGTTGAAAAGGATTATATTTTAGCAAGGATGGCGTTGATTCGGCGTGGATTGCCGACAACCGCCCAGTATGCGCGTGGATGTTTGGCGCGCCAGTTTTTTTCTTTGATCGAAAGGGTTCCGGCCTTGGATTTTACCGCGAAACCGAAATGCTTGGCGTTGATTCCGCGCCAGTTCGCGGCCGGATTTGCGCAGTTGCGGCCGTAACCTTCTCGGAAATCGTCGACCAGGCCGATGTAGTTGTTTCTGGCAAGTCGGCGTATGATTCGTTCCACGGCGGCGGGGACTTCAAGTTTTTTGCCGTTGATGGTTATTTTTTCCACGGTTTTTCTCCTTTTGCTAGGTTTTGGAAATCCACTTCAAAAGGCCCCGGTGAGTGCAAGACCGGGGCAAGCTGAAAGGGATTTAGACGTAGGCTTTGATCCGGGCGTAGTTTCCCGCGTCTTTGTAATAGGTTCCGTGATACCGTTTGCCGTTGATGCCGACAAAGTTAATGGTTTGGCGTTTGTCACCAAAGTTTGACCGGTAGGCGTTTCCGAAATATACGCGGCCAAGTTTTTGGCCTGTCCATGTGGTGCCGAGTGACGTGTTTTCGTTCACGTATAATAGGTATTTATCGGGAGGGTTGTGAAAGAACTCATAGTGTTCAATTTCGCTTCTATCGTCGTTTGATAGTCTCACGGGCGGTATTGCGGCTTTGGGAATGACGGTCCAACCATTGGGTTGTTTGAATTGTTCTGACCAGTTCTCATAAATTGTTAGATTTGTTTTCATTGCTTGGTATTCTTTTTTGTCGAGCATGTCGGTTTCTCCTGGTTTGGTTGTTTTATAAATCTACTTCAAAAGACGCCGGTCAGGGACCGGCGTGGGTTGAAAGGGATTTAAGGGAGGCGGTAATATCCGTCGTCCAGACCGGCGGTAATGTTTGCGCCGATGGTGTCGACCATTGCGTAAACGGCGCGATGATAGATTGTCGTGCCCCAGCGATAGTTCTTGGAGAAGCGAAAAGAGCTTTTCCGCAGGGCTAGGCCGATTAAGGTTCCGATGATGTTTCTCATGAAGTTTTCTCCCTGTAGGTTGTTTGCAATACCTTGGAAGTGCCAAGCCTAAGCTTGACACTGGTGGTTATATGGCACGGATAGAAATCTCTATAGCCGTATAGGTGTATCCTTTCGCTAATTCTTTTGCCGAGGCTTGTTTGATGCTGCCGATGCGGATTTTAGGAAACAGCCAATCGCGGCTAAACTTGGTCTTTTTGGCGAGGCGGCGGAATCGTTTGCGAGAAATAGGGTAAATATGTGCACACCCACTTGGTAAAAGTCCCTGTATGCTATAGTGAAACTTAGTCATAATTTTCTCCAGGTTTGGATTGACACATCCAAAGGATTGCTTTGCTTTAGGGTGGCGGCCTATTGGCTATCCAGAGCCCCTCGATAACCATGACTGTATATAACTGATATACGTAAGTCA